ACGTTAAATGGCAATTAAGAAATATATTGTATCTTTGTATTCTAATAAATATAAATTATGAAAGAAATTTGGAAAGATGTACTTGAATATGAAGGATTGTATCAAGTAAACGAGTATGGTGATGTAAAAAGCCTATCAAGAACAATTACAAAAGGTAATATTACTTATGTTACTAAAGATAAGCTTTTGAAACAATCTGTAGATTCTGTAGGTTATCCTTATGTAAACTTATCAGATTATAAAAAACAAAAAACATTTAGAGTGCATCAGTTGATTGCTGTAGCTTTTTTAAATCATACTCCTGATAAGCATAAAGGATTAGTTATAGACCACATTGATGGAAACAAGTTGAACAATATGATTACTAATCTTCAATTGATTACAAACAAGAAAAACACCAGTAAAGATAGAAAAAATAAAACCTCTAAATATACAGGTGTATCTTGGCACAAGCAAAGTAATAAATGGTTAGCTCAATTTAAAGAAAATGGTAAAGTTAATTACTTAGGTACTTTTGAAACTGAAGAAGACGCAAGAGATGCTTATAATGCTTCACAAGAAAGAAGTTATAGTGAGGAAGAGGTTATTGAGTTGATACAATTCTTATCTATGAATGAAGAATTTAATGGGTATGGTTCAGTAAGTAAAAAAACTGCAAAACATTTTTTAGAACAATTTAAAAAGAAATAAAATGACAAAACTATTATTAGCACTATTATTTAGTGCATCAATGTTCTCACAAGAGACATTTGTTAAACGATACACATCTTATGTATCACAATCAAAAGGTGTTATTCAACCATGGGTTGATTTAGATCTTACAGTGGTGTTTAATGCTAACAAAACCAATAATATTATATTCTATTATTCAGATGGTAGAAAAAAAATATTAAAACAAGTTGGTAATGTTACAAAAAACAAAACCATTGATAATGAGAAATATCAAATCATTAATGTAATTAATGAAGATGGAAAAGAAATGTCATTACAATTGTTTGATAATGATACAGCAATGAGACTTCTTATTTCTGATGGATATTATATTGAATTTCATAACGATTAACATGACAAAGAAACAAAGAGTGTTATGTCATAAAATAGCTACATTAAGTAATCTATTGATAATGGAACTAGATGAGATGAAACCTACAGCAGAGATTGGTGTTAATATGCATCAAAAAGCAAAAGAGTTTATAATTGCATTAGAACCATTTATAGAAGCATCATTTGATAGTGAGCAAGTAAGAAGTGGTACATATCTAATAGATTTGTGCCACAAGGTTGATACAGTGATAAGAAAGAATTACGAACAAATAACAGACTAATTATGAAAATTATCGAAGGGAAATGGGTAGACCAATATGGTGATCCTATAACAGTATTTAACTTCAATGAGTTAAAAGAAATAGGAGAAAAGGTGACAGCAGTGTATGGTGAAAACATCACATACAATAGAATAGAACTTATATCTTCTATAAAAGATTTATCAGAGAGAGAAGAGAATAGTCTTGCTCAACTACTAACAAGTGATTATAACATTTCTAAACTAGCAGGATATTAATTATGGCAACATTAACAAAAGCAATACAAGATGTATTAGATAACACAAGTGATGTGTTATATAGACAAGAGATTTATATCAATGATAGACATGAATATGATTATCATAAACTTCAAGTTACACCAGATGTAATAGTTCATACATTATATTATAGTGATGATTTTGAATGGGCTGATCATATTAGAAAGACTGTAACTATGCAATTAATAGATGATGGTAATGGTATAGAAATCCTTAGTGCAAATACTAAAAAACATCTAAACTACTTACAAGCAGAACAATTGCATATATTGTTGAGACTATCTAGTACACATAGTGTATATCAAATTGCTGAACCAACACCTAAGAAAGAATTCTAATGTGGTATCCAGCTGAATTTGCATTTAATAGCTACTTTCCTGATGAACTTCAGGAAGGTATGCTTTTCATCAATAGAATATCTGTTGGTGTTATAGAGCCCTACATTGAGCTATTTGAGCTAGAAGAGATACCAGAAGATGCTGATGAATTTATGGCTAAACATGGTGCTCCTGTAAAACTAGTTATTATTGATGATGAAGGAGGATTACTTGCTTCACATAATAAGATAGGTTGGTGGGATGATGGAGATGATTCTGATGAGTACAGAGATGTTACATTAGAAGATATCAATTATCTATTGAGAGAACTCGATGGTTATGTTGATATAGAAGTGGATGAATATGGTGTAATTTCAATAGATGATAGAGTGGTATTATCACTCGCACCAGAAGAAGATGATCAAGATTGGGATGAAACATTACAAGATGGTTTAGAAGATTATTAATTATGGCAGAAAGAAAGAAAACTTATGTAAACTCAAGTAACAAACATGCTGTTAGAGAGTTCTTAATCCAAAGATTCCAATTTGAATCAGTAGTTGGATTAGCAGGTCCAGACATCAATGAGTATCTAGGTTATCTAGAATCCAAAGGATGTAAAGAATTTGAAATCTATGAGAATAACTCAATGGTAGCATTACAACAACTATCTAAAATAAGATCAACATCTAAGATAGCATTGATATGTGGTGATATTATCAAAGCAAACCCAGATAAACAAAATGTATTATTTGATCTTGACTTCTGTGCTTCTGTTAGATTCTTAACAGATCATATTGCTAAGTTCAAGAGTAATTTCATTATGACATTCAGTTATAGAATTGGATTACAAGAAACAGTTGATACATTCTTTAAAGCTAGAAAAGAGAAAGTGTTAGCTAGTGTTGATCATTCATCACCTATGCCTTACACAATTTACACAACAAATCAAGGAAATTATTTATTCATTAAGTATTTTGACACATCAGCTATGTGTTGTTTTGCTAAAATCTAAGAAAAAATTATGAGAAAAGTTATAAAATTTTATACAAAAAAAGAGATTGCTATTATTGAAGATTCACTTATTAATAATCCTGAAAACACATCTGTTACAGATATAATAGATAGGTTGCAAGTACAATTTAATAGACCTTATGATGGCTTACGTAGTAAAGTAGTAATTACTAAAAGAAGATTAATAAAAGAAGGAAGATTAGAAAATTTGAGATTTAACGAAAAACCAAGAGTTAAAAAAGTAATTACTGAGAAAAAATCTGTAGGAAGACCTAAAAAAGTTGAGTTATTAAACTTTGAACAACAACCTGCAGAGGTAGGAGTTGAGGTACCACATGGTATGACATTCGAAGGTAAGCCTAAGAGAATCATGTTACACTCTGATCATTTTAGAATATATTTCTAATAACTAAAATTGTTAGAATAATATAATATTTTTAGTTATCTTTGCAAGCTATGAAATTTATAAATTATTTGACTAGGTGGATATCAAACAATCTTGCTATTCCTTTTTGGATGGTAGGACATATCCACCTATCTCTTAATGTATATAAAGACATATATGAAATCCTTGCTTCATTTGGAATGAACATTATTGTAGCAATAGGCTTTTGGTTAGATTGGAAAGAACATAAAAACACAACAAGACAATGAAAGAAGAAGTAATAATATAAACAACTAAAATTATGAGATTTGTAGATAAAGATTTATTAGAAAAAGATAAACTTGAAATTGTAAAACAACAACAAGCAGAGATTCAAAAAGTTTTAGATAGCACTTTAAAGCCAAAAAAAGGTCATACTTTATTTGAAGTTAATCTAATAGAGAATAGTATTCAAACTGCAACTTTTGATGAATTACCTAATGTAAAATGGGAAGATGCTGTAAAAGGTCAAATTTCAGTTCAAAGAAAAATTACTAAAAAGCCAAATTGTATTTACATTTCAGCATTAAACATAAAAAATGTTCTAAAAATTTTAGAAAGAGATTTTAATACAATAATTTAAAATAAATACTATTATACTATTTGTTAATAACTTTATTTGGTAGTTTCAAATATGTTATATACATTTACATCATTAAGATAATATCATTATGATGAAGAATTCAGGAGTTTACATTATTCAAAACCTTATAACTAAAAAATGTTACATAGGAGCCTCTACAGATTTATATAATAGATTATGTGACCATAAATGGAAACTTAGAACAGGTATTCATCATAATACTCATCTACAAAGTTCTTTTAATAAATATAAAGAAGAAAACTTTACGTTTGATGTATTAGTAGAATGTCATCCTGATCTTATATTTTCAGAAGAAAATTATTGGTGTAATATGTTAGATACCCATAATAGAAAACATGGATATAACATTGATCCTACATGCCCTGAAGGAAAGCGTGCAGTTTCTGATGAAACTAGAGTAAGAATGAGTAATTCTGCACCTAAAAGGAAAGTGATGGTTTATACAATTTATGGAGAGTTCTATCAAAGCTTTACTGATTTATATAAATGTGCTGAACATTTCAATATTGTAGCTCCTAATGTTCATAGAAAGATGAACGTAAAATTTTTTAAAAAGAATTTAATTGATTCAGAATCTAGTAAGTTTATATTTCTTGATGAAAATGAATCAGTAGAAGATGTAAAAGCTTATTGGAATAATATATTTGATCAAATCAAAGTTAGTAGTGGTAAATATACAATACATGATTGTTTTCATAGATTTATAGGAACCATTAACTCTAGACCTTTAGCAGATATATTAAATATCCATATTGGAACAATAACATATTCTATAGGAAGAAACACATATTTAAGAACATTAAAAATACAAAAATGAATGTTATAGTAACAGATATAGAAACAATGGCAGAATACTTTTTATGTGTTTGTTATGACCCTCAAACTAATAAGTATCGTAAGTTTGAAGTGAGTAGATGGAAAAATACAATAGATCGTATGGCAAGATACTTTGAAGAAAAGAACGATCATTACTTTGTAACATATAATGGATTAAGATTTGACAGTCAAGTTATTGAGCATATTCTTAGAAATTATGAGAAATGGCATGAATTATCTGGTCTTGAAATATGTGCAAAGATTGCGCAAGTTGCTCAAGATACAATACACGATGCAAATTATGAAGTTTTTCCAAAATATAGAGAAAGTGATTTAAGTTTTAAAATAATAGACTTATTTGCTTTGATGCACTACAACAATAAAAATCGAATGGTGAGTCTTAAAAGACTAGAGTTTGAGATGGACCTAGAGAATATTGAAGAGATGCCTATTCATCATACTAAGGTTAATATGACCAAAGAAGAGATAGCTCTTACAATTGATTATTGTTACAATGATGTTGATGCTACGTATGAATTCTATAAGATAACACTAGGCCAGACAGATCATCCATTATACAAAGGAAACAATCAAATAGAGCTTAGACAAGATATATTTGAAGAGTTTGGTATTCCTTGTCTTAACTATTCTGATAGTAAGATAGGTGATGAGATGATTAAGAAGTATTATTGTTCTGAGAAAGGAATAAATTATAATGAACTTCCAAAGAAAGGATATTTCAGGAAGAGTATAGATGTAAAGAATTGCATTGCTAAATATGTGACATTTGATACTCCTCAACTTAAAGATTTTCTAAAAAAAATCAATAAGATGCAGTTGGGTCTTCAAGATGATTTCAAAGAGCATATAGATTTCTATGGAAATGTATATTCTTTTATGAAAGGTGGTCTTCATACAGAGAACAAACCTAAAGTGTTTGAAGCTGATGAAGAATATGAGATAATCGATTGGGATGTTAGTTCTTACTATCCAGCAATTATTATCAACAATGGTAAATTTCCTGCTCATTTAGGAAAAGAATTCCTTAGAGGATACAAACAGATGTTTGATAAGAGATTGGAGCTTAAACCGCTTGCAAAGAAGGATAAAAAGATTAAAGGAATTGTTGGAGCACTTAAACTTGCAGTTAACTCTGTATATGGTAAGTCATCTGATATGCAAAATTGGATATATGATAGGCAACTCACTATGTTCACCACAATAACTGGTGAGCTTAGCTTGATGATGCTTATTGAACAATATGAAAC